TCCACAAGCTGCTCTTTTGTTGATGTGGCTTTCGTCTGAATGTTTCTTAATGCACATTCCTCAATTAATTCTTTTCTATATACTAAACTCCTAATTCCATCATTTCTAACTATCTGTATTTTTATATATTCCTCAACTGATAGCTAGTTATCAAAATACTTAATTTTTCTCATTTATGTTACCTCTAAAATTAGGGGACAAAGTTGTCACCCTGTCTTTCCTCATCCTTTTTAACTTCTGTTGCTATCCTGAACTTTTTAGAATTTGTACAGTTTTTTTCGCTTAATTGCAAAAAAATAAATGCAAACAGTACTATTTCTAGTACTATTTGCATTTAATTATAATCTTCACGTTAATTCGTCCGCTATGCAATCGTCTTAAAATTTTAGATTCCTGTACATCATGCATAGTAGAAACATACAGGTACTCATCCTCCGTATCTAGTATAATTCCAACCATAACATTGTCCTCGTATTGCATCCCATGCTACTACTTTATATCTGCGATGACTGAGAAGCTCGACTTCACTTTGTTTCGTCTCGCTCATCTCAGCCATCCTATGATGGCAGAAACATAAAAAGAACTCCTCGAGTAAACTCGGGAGTTCTTTCCATATTTCTGCCATCGCAGATATAACTATCTCTTTGAAAACTGTATTCCCTTTATAATAGGTAGTTTCACGCACCTTGTGTATTATCAGAGTATTGTTGAAATACTAATAAACAATTGTATAACTGTTTTCTTCTTATCAAATTTTTAATTTATTTGCAAACTTTTGTGTTTACATTGTACACCCAACAATCATATCCCATTATATGGTAGAACTTGCCCTGAACCTTATCTACTGCAAGTCTCTGACCTTTTTTGAACTTGCCAAGGCTCTTAGTTCTTGCTAAGGCTTTTGGAGCTTTCCTCTTGTGACATTTCTTTGTAGTCTTGATGTACTTGATTGGCTTTTTAATCAAGAATAAATACTTAACGTACTGCTCCCATTTAGCACGAGTTGTTTTTTCGCACTCTTTGGAATCGTTATATGGGTCATAAATATAAATGTGGTCTTTTGTGACTTCACGGATAAAGACGTAATGGCCAGATGTTGTCCAGATGCTCTTGCCCATGCAGGCTATACCAATGTACTTGCCTGTTCTAATCTTCTTAAGGAAATCTGTTACAACTGAATTATTCTTTTTACCATACAGTGAAGTATAATTTAATTGTGTTGAATTAGCATAACCATAATGCTTCAATGCCTTGACCATACCTGAATAATATGTACCAGATCCGTGACAGCTACATCCATTATCTTCCATCCACTTTGCAGTCTTTGCAGGAGAGATGGTTGGATCTAAGTCATACACAGCATCTGCAATACTTGTAGGACCACACCCCTGTGCTGATATTGTACCACCTGAATAATAATTGTTTTTCCATTTTAAATCTTTCTGCTTAAAATTCTTGTATCCCACTTTTATACCTCACTTTCCATCACTTCAATTCCATATTCTTTTGCACATGTATGCTCAATCTTACATCCTCTGTATTTCTCCCAATCTTTACAGAAATATGCAATATCTGCATCTGCCAAAAGTTTCAAGCTCTTACCTAAAAACCACAATGGCTTTGCATTATGTGGTGCATTTTCAAAAAAGCTATCAATGATTTCTACATCCTCATTGTATGTTTCTTTAATTCTATTAACTGCTTTTGTTCTTTCTTCTTTAATCTGGTCATCTGTTTTGTCTTTCATTGGCTGACTTATAAATACTTTCATTTGTCTATTCCTCCACTTCCGGCAATCCTGCCACTGATGTTGCAACACTTAATATTCCTGCAAGTACTGTTGCTGACACAACCACCTTCCAATCAACTGCTGCTAATACTGCTGCTGAACCGATTGTTGCAATAAATGTCTGTGCCATTGTTTTTACAGCTCTGACACCTGCTGCCTTAATCCATTTCTTTGTCTTGTCACTCATTCGTTTACTCCTTTCCCTGCTTCATTGGCAGTTCCTTTACTCTCTTATAAATCTCTGTTCCTGTTCCATTCCCGCCCAGTGCATGATATGCCTTGTATAAATGTTCAAAATCATCCAAAGCCTCAACTGATATGTGCTCCTGAGCTATGTACTGTTTTCCCAGCGTGTATATCTTGTTATGCAAAATTGCAATAACTCCGTCCTTAATTAATTTATATGATGAATTTTTTAATTTGACATAATTAACTGCACTAACAAAAATTGCACCAATTAATGAAGGTATCCCACACAAGGATAAAATCTGATAAAGTGTCATATTTTTTTCCTCGACTTTCTCTGTTTTTGGGTATAAAAAAAGACCTTTAAGGTTCTGCTCTAACATTTACTGTAACTTTCGTCAATCCACCATCCATATTGCATGAACCGGTATACACATTCCTTTTGAAATTGTTAAAGGTCCAGAAAATCCATAATAATTAAAAGATACTGTACCCCCTGGATTAATTGTCATCATCCATCTGGCAGTTGTCTTATTTTTTATATCTCCCTGTTGAATAGACCATACATTGCGAGAAGGTCTCATATCCTCAGGAATGTTTCTAAACAAACTATCATGATCTGCAAAACTTGTTGAATTTGTTATAATTCCCACCAATTCTACAGTTTTCCCTACTCTTCTGATTTTAGGTGCATCAGTAGTGGACCATGCTGATATGCCATATCCACATTCAACCGATTTCCAGCCTGTATCATACACTTCTCCGGATGTTTCAATAAGGGTTAACTCCTGCCAATCCTTCCAGCCGGCATTTTCATAACGCTTATAAATCACATTGTTCTTTACATCGGGAATAAATATCTGAAACTTAGTTGATGTTTCCCCTTCAACATAAAGCATTCCCCAGTTAGTAACAGGTCTGTTTGTTCCTGCTGTTGTCTTTATGTGATACACTCCATTTTCTGTTAATGTATTCCAATCCACTGCTGATGTTATGGTTTTTGTACCCAAAAAAATTTTTTTGAGGTTAGACAGAAAACTGCCTAACCCCTCTTTATTTAGATACGTATTTTGTATTTTTGCCATTATAACGCACCTCTTTTTTTAATTATTCTGTAATGCCAAATAATGCATTTATCTCTTTGTCTGAGATTGCTGTATAAGTAGTTCCTTCCAAAGTTGCCACTTTTGTTTTTAATGATGCAATATCATTCTTGTTTGTTGCTACCTGGCCATTTGCTAATGCTGTTACTGCACCTGCTTTTTCATAATTTGTGCTTGCTGTGTAAGCTGCGCTTCCAAGACCTTTTACAGCTACATCTGTTTCGTCAACGGAAACTGTTCCATTTTCTGTACCTGTTTTTACTGACTGAACTGCAGTATCAGCCTTTCCTAAAGAAGTCTGAACATCTTTTGCTAATTTTGCCTTAGAAACATTACCATCAGCAATTTTAACTGTTGTTACCGCATTAGTTGCTAACTCATTAGCTCCAATAGAACCTGCCACAACAGAAGCACTAATTTCTCTTGTGGTTGAATCAATTGAAATCTGAATCTTAGTAGCATTTGCTTTTGCCTTATAAATATCAACAAGAGTACCTACGTTAATATATACCTTGTCATTTGTAGCATTAGCTAATGTTAATACTAAATATGTACCTGCACTTGTTGGTGCACCTGTTCCTGTTGGAAGTGTCTGTGCAGTGTATGTTTTAACTTCACCACTTGAAACCACCATATCCTTTGGAATATCAATTGTTGCAATATTCTTTCCATTCTGTTTTAAAGTATAAGACTTAAACATTCCGGCTGTTGTAGTAGTATCAACAGTAACTTCCCCTGCTGTTTTTGTATCACCTACAGCAGATTTAATTTCGTTTACTGCACTTACAAGGTCTGTTTTCTTAGATGTTGTTAAATTAGTCAGTGTTCCTATTTTATTTTCCGTATCTGCCTTTGCATCACTAACAGCTTTTGATACAGAACCTGCTCCTGTACCATTTAATGTTGCTATTGCATTCGTATTTGCCTTAACCTGACCATCTGCTAATTCTTTAACTTTTGTTGCCGCTGTTCCTGATGTTTCTTTTGTGTCAATTAAACTTTTTACCTGTTCATTGTAAGTTTTTAATCCTTCAAGATCTAAATATTTCTTTTCTGTTGCCATTTCTTTTCTCCTCTTCTACTTAAACATTTTATTTATATCTTCATTTGAAACTGAATTTATAGCTTCACCTACCAGTACATACTGCCTGTTTTCTTCATCCCATACGAAAATGTTTTTTTCAGACATGTTTATGTACAATGAATCGTCTGTTCCTTCACTTGGAAGAACATACTTCTTTACTATCTGACATTGCTCTTTTCCTGTTAACTGCACCCACTCATTATCATAAAACCAAAGATACCCTGTTTTTTTTACATAGTAAAAGCATTCTGATACAGCCTGTAAGGATTTCCTTTCCTCTTCTGTTTCAAGAATGCTTATACTATCATAAAACGTTCTCCTATCATTTAAGTCGAACACAATCCGCCCCTTATCTTTTAAGAAAATAAGTTGTCCGTTTTTTATTGCAATATCCTGTAACTTGTTTAATTCAGTTCCAATAATAGATAACAAGTGTTTGTTTTCATTCATAATCTAACACTCTCCTATATCTCTGTTATATAAACTGAACCACTTCCTTCAATCTTCTTCGCTATGTCTTCTTTGTCCTGTTCTGTCAAAACATAGTTACTTCCATTGAATTTTCCATTTTCAGCATCTTCTCTCACTGACTTTGCTATTTCTTTTGTTTCCTCCATAATGTTTTCAATTTGTTGTCTGAAACTTGGCTCATCATCAGTGGAAACTACTTCTCCAGGTCTTGCTCTTGGTTCCACCGGAATAATAAGCTTTTTCATTGTTGTTTCCGAATTACTGTCTATGTATTGAATATACAAGACAATTTCATTTCCCTGTTGCACAAAAAAATCAGGTATTTCTACCTGACCATTTACAACAATTTTGTTTTTTGTCATTTCTGTTGCCCAATTGGAAAATTGTACTTCCGCACCATCCGGAACATCAAGGAATTTTATTTTTTGTCCCTTGTCATACTGATAAAGCATTGGTGATTCCAAAGTATCGTGACCTTCAAACTCAATGGTAATCACATTTTTTTCTTTAATTGCTATCATTCGCTTCCTTCCTTTCCATTTCTTTAAATTTTATTTCAAAATCAACAATCTCCTCTCTTAGACTGTTAATTCTATCACGTATGTTCTGTCTTTCTGAATGGAGCTGTTCCATGTCATATGGGATTTCAATGTTCATAAGACTATACTCATAAGATTTTATGATCTTGTAATCTCCATCTGAAAGTTGTTTTTCCAATGAACTTAACTCCATCTTTTTTTCCATCATTTCATCATAGAAATGCATTTTTTTAATGTACGCTTCCTCTTCCGCTGTAGCTTCTCGCTCAACTCCTGCATCTATTATTATCATTTGCTCCAATCTCCTAATCGTTCTTTGCTTCATATTCATCTGACAGTGCATTTATTCCTGACATTGTCTTGTTAAATATGATTGACTGCACGTTCTGCCTTGTTATTACAGGATTGCCATCTGCATCAGAGGACCACTTATCAACATCAAAAGTTACGTAATCGCCAAGCTCCAAGAATGGAAGGCCCAGTGATTTAGCCTTGAATGGTGCAAACTTAATGGTAAAAGGAATCTTTGGTTCAATCCATCCTTTTCCAACATTGTTTGTCACATCTAATAACAACTGATAACTTGATTTATGCGCACTGTAAAGTGGTGAGTAAGTAATTGTAAGGTTATTCTTTTTATTCTCTCCATTCAAAAGTGTGCCATTCATATCCATAACCTTCCAGCCATTGTTTACATACAAGCTGTCCTTTAATTCTATGCTATCCTGCTCATACAACTCCGTAATGTTAATCATTCCTGACGGATGGTATAGTTTATTTTTCTTCTTCCAGCAATCTGCAAAATACTCACTTTCAGGAGTCCACGTGGAATCAAACTCTCCAACTGAAACATATTTTACTGCATTAAATGTTCTTAAAAATTCATCATTAACATTTGAAACCCGAACTGTGTAATAAGATTTACCTGTTTCATCCAAATCGTGCAGCATTACTCTTCCGCTTCGTCTTAATGATATAGTTTTTAAATTTCGCCCAGAATATTTATTTACTGTAATCTCAACTCCAAGTTCTTCTGCCAACTTATCATCAAAAGAAAACTCAATTGAATAAATATTCCCCATTAAATCTGGAGTTTGAAATAATACACCTTCCTGTGGATTGATAAACGAAACATTTGATGTTACAAACCTGTTTGGATATTTAGTTATATCTATAACTTTTTCATAATATCCTTCCTCTCCATATGAATCACTAAATTTAACCACATTACCAACGCTATACTCTGTAGCTGAATTAAACTCACCCTTATAATTGGAATCGGCTGTTGTCGTTCTTTTTTCTGAATTTACAAACTTATAATCAAACTCACCTGTTGTTTGGTCGATAACCCCGCAGACACCATTCATATTGCAAATCCATTGCAATAATTGGAGTGCAGAATAATTTTCATTAAATGGACCTATTTTTAAATCTATTACATCCATTGGCAAACTAATGTTATAGAAATCTTTCTGATTTATTCCAATTTCAGAAAACAAATTATTTCTTAAATTAGCTACTTGTAAATCATTCGGAAAATATTTTTCAAGTTTTTCAACATATTCAGGTCCTTTTATCGTTGGAGCTACACCAGTTGGTGGTGTTATTAAATCTCCTGAAGCCACTTTCACAATATTACAGGTTTGATAAAAACTATCTATATAGTCCTGTTTAAAATGATAATATCCTTTAGTTTCCACATTATTTGAATCAGTATATGTGCCATACACAGTCTGGTCTTTTTTATATGTCGTTTTTAACTTGTATGAACCCTGATAAGAATATGGATCTACCATTCCCATTCCATACTCATCCACCTTATTCATCCAATCCTTAATTGATTTTTCCTGATAATCGTGTAATTTATCATAGGCTATCAATTCACTATATCTTGGATCCGCTGCCTGTCTTGTAAAGCTTTCAACCTTTCCCCTGAATATGATAATGTCTTCTGTATTGGATGTATCAACATAACCATATACTCTTTGACATTCTTCCAATTCATCAGGATATAATTCATTTTTGCGAGCATTCGTCAATTCATATATTTTCAGGTTGCTTACAAATTCCTTGAATGCATCTGTATCTGTTCCTGAATAGCTTATTTCTGCAAACCACCCCTTCAACGGATAGTTACTTCCAATGGGATAATGTTGGGGCATAATAATATCTGTTTTATTATTAAAATCTCGTACCACATAATAATACGGACCTCCAGTATACCAACATCTAATGGTCATGCTCACACCATCAAGAACCTTTTCTGATGTAAGAATTCTTATCCCGACAAAATTATCCGGTTCTCTTCCAAAAATGTTGTATTTCTTATCAGTTTCATTGTATACAATGTAAGAACTGCTTACTTTTGTTCGTTTGATATTTTCTGTTTTTTCATCAGAAACATCATCTGAATACATATAATATTCCTGGTCAAACTTTACTATGTCCCCTGACTTGTAATTTTTTCCCTTAACCCATTCGCCCTTGTAAGAATCATCCTTTACTGACAAAGTGGCTATGATGTCCTGACCTGTAATGTCTGTATCATAGTCAAATGTTGTAAGATTAAACTGAGTTGAAATGCAGCCCTGTAGCATCAAATTTGAATCACTACAAAGACTGCCTGTCAAACTCATGCTTTCCTCCTGAATGTTTGCATTTGTGATTGGAGTTAAGTTTGAATTATTCGGAAATGTGATTGTTAACTTCTTTGGAACATTCTGCTCTGTATATGCTCTTATTGTATTTTCATTTACGTTTAACATTGATGCTCCTTTCTAGTACTCTATGAATGCATATCTTATTGATTTGTATTCAATGTCAGGCTTACTTCCTTTGACTATTTTCTTTATCTCATAGTCTATGTCAGGAATATATGCTTTCATTTTTTGATATTTCAACTCTGCATTATTCCAATATTCAATACTTACTTTTCTTTCTGCATTGTTTATCAGAGCCTTGTCTATTATCTGTTTGATTTTTCTCAAATCCTTTAAATGCAATCCATCAATTGTGGTAAATTCAATTTTTGTTTTAAAATTCGGAGAAGTCTGACGAATCAGATAATTGTTTGAATTTCTGTATGCCTTTAATTCAGTTCTTTGGTTGTCCGTTGATTTGTAGCTTTCCAGTGCTATGTATTCAGGTGGAAACTCCACATCATTTAACTTAATTAAATATCCCTTAAAATCTGCCATACTACTCCTTTCATCAGATCCATACAGGTTTTCCTGTTCTTCTCTGCTCCTGAACCACTTCCTGCTTAACCATGTTGAATACTCCTCTTGAATCCTGTTGAACAATAACATTAACCTGCATGTTTGAAATTGCATTAAGTAAGTCTTTATCAGAAATACCTGTTGTGTTTTCACCCTGCACCTGTCTAAATGCGTCCACGATTGTTGATAATGGAGATTCAATGTTAACACCTTTTTTCTGATCACCCAACACTGCCATAAATTCATTGTTTGGTGGAATGACTGCTCCATTTGCTAAATAATGAACGTATTCATTCGTTACTGGAAGCTTCTTGATATTTAACCCGAACTTTTTTATTCCTGTTAATTTTTGAAACCATTTAGGCGGTTCTATTTTAATGCTATTAAGTTTTTCAATTGCAAAATTAAGACCTTCTACAATTTTTTTAATCATATAATTTATAAATCCTAATATTGCATTTATCGGATCTTTCACAACACTTTTTATTCCGTTCCATATTCCCTTAAGAATCTGTTTAATTCCTTCCCAAGCTTTCTTCCAATCTCCTGAAAATACTCCACCCAGGAAAGTAATTATTCCTGAAAGAACTGTTGTTATGCTGTTTACCACACCTTTTATGGTATTGAATGCTGATTTAAATGCACCTGCAAATGTATTTACAATAAAGGTAACAAATGGCTTCATCTTGTCCCATACCGCCTTTATTCCATTCCAAATATTATTTAATATAGGACTTATTGCTTTCCAAACTGCTGCCACAGCTGACTTTATGTCATTCCATGCTTTTATCCAGAAATTTCTAAATGCTGACGACTTATTCCACAGCACTACAAAAGCTGCAACCAACGCTGTTATTACAATAATTATCTTTGCCATTGGATTTAAGTTCATTACAAAATTGAGAGCTTTTTGTGCAACACTTAAAAGTTTTGTTGCTGCTGTCTGCAATCCTGTCTTTATTGTAGCAATTACCACTTGAGCATTATTCTTTACCCAAGCTGCTGTGCTTTTTATCAGAACTGCCGTTATATCCCTTAAAACTCCTAAAGCTCCTGACATATTACTAATAAACTGTGCTATTTTTATTCCTGCCATTGCTGTTCCAAGGGCAATAAATGCCGCCTTAACAGGAGTTATTCCGTTGTTTAATAATCCGGTCAATGTTCCCTTTAATAAACCAAAACTTGCAGTAATTGCATTGCCTATGATTGTAAACACTCCGGCTATGATGCTTTCCCAATTAATGTTTCCCAGAAATGTACCTATATCCTTTCCTATCTTGTCCCATTTCACTTTTTGTAAGAATGTGCTTATTTCCGTTAATGCGCCGACTACAGCTATTCCAATTGTTTGTCCTAATTCTGTCCAATTAATGGCTTTAAAAAACTTATTAACTGTTTTGGCTATTCCTTCTGCAAAACTGCCCCACGCATATGTGGTAACAAATCCATAAGCGGTGTCTATTGCTCCCTGTACTGCACTTCCTAAAGTCTTTCCCAGTAATCCCCACTTAAAGTTTTGAACAAATGAATTAATTGATTCACCTATGAATGTACCAAACTGTTTAAAATCAAATGTGGTTAAAAACGTATATGCAAACCTAAGTCCTGTATTTAATGCCTGTGCAACTGTATTTCCCAGTGTTTTTGCCAAATCCATTACAGAAAAGAAACCATTTAAGATCCTTGCCAGTTTTGAAGCTATGTCAGAGGCTGTTTTCTGTATGCTCTTCCACTGTATCTTTTTTAATGCATTATTTAACTTGTTTGCTACAAGCTTTCCTATGCCTTCCCAATCCCCTGATTTTATCAGTTTCTTAATCTGGTCAACAATTGGTACATCCATAGCCTTTGCATTAAATATCGGAGCAGATGTTGAACCTGATCCACTGCTTCCACTGTCAGAACCTGAATCAGTATCCTGCATTACATTTAATTCATCATATGATGCCAACTGCTGTTGCTTTGCCTTTGCATTCTTTTTACTTGCCTTTGTATTCTTATCTGTAGCCTGTGTGTTCTTATAAAGACTTTTTGCCATTGCTGTACTCTGTGCTATTGTCTTTCCAAATATTGAAGACATTACATTGGCAAGATAATTTGAAAATGTAACAAATGCAGACAACACACTTTTAATTGCCGGCAATACAAAGTTGTATAAAGGCGCAAATGCTGTTAACAGATTTCCCTTAATTTGAGCAATTAAATTTGACATTTCACCATCTACTGATATTACATTCTGAAATGCAGTTCTTAATGCTCTTAGTGCCTTGGTCATCATTGAAAATACAAACACTCTTTTGACCATTCCACCAAGTTTCTTGCCTAATCCGTCAACCTTTCCTCCTACCTTCCCAATAAGATTAGGAACCGGGTTTAATTTTTTTGTTAATGAATTGCCAACATTTCCTGCGTCCTTTCCAAACTTTCCAACATTCTTAATGACACCCAGTAACTTGGAACCTAATCCCTTAACAGATGAGCTTACCTTTTCAGACATTGATGTGCCTGACTTTCCTGCATTTTCTTCTTTTTCTGCCAGTTCACCAATACGCTGTTTCAAAACATTAACTTTTCCCTGTGCATTATCGACATTCTGAGAAAACTTACTAAACTTTTCTGTATCACTGCCTAATTTAAACTTCTTGCCTTCCTCATTAAGTCTTGATACCTCTGATTCAGCAGCTTCCAGTTTTTTATCAACTGTATCAATGTCATACTGCATTTTCTTGTATGTCTGGCTATTTTTGTTTCCACCTGTCTCCTCAAATTTTTCTCTTGCATCTAACAGCTTAAGAAATTTCTTTGTTAAGGTGTCTACTTCTTTCTCTGCTGCAACATATTCTTCTGTTTTTATCTCTGTATTAGCAAACTCTTCTTTCTTCCTTGTGGCATTCTCCAATTCCACTTCTGCTTTTCGCAGTTGCTCTTCCAATGACATCATCTTGCTGGAAGTTTCAGAAGTGTCCACCTTTAAGGCATCCTTAATGATTCCACCCAATGATTTGATTGAACCTTTTAATCCACTAACAGATGAACTCATATTCTCTAAGCCTTCTTTAAAATCTGTATCATCTATTTTCGTATCAAAATTTAAATATCCATCTGCCATATCTTCACCCACAAAAAAAGACCACTATATTCCAAGTAGCCTTTTTAACTCTTCTTTTTCCTTTAGTTCTTCCTTTGTGTACCTTGTCTTTAGGTCCACCATTTCCCTGTTTTTTCTATAAAATTCAGCTTCATGCTTTTCAAGTTTCTTATGCTTTAACTTCTTTTGCCTTATGTTTACAACATCAGCAAAAAGGCCTTCACCTATTCCCATGTAGTAACCTAAGAAAGTCCACCAATGCATGTATTCAAAAGACCTTACTTCTGTTCCTGCAACTTTGTTTACTGCTGAAAATATAAGCTGTTCATCTTGCTCCCAGTCCATCAGTTTGGGTTCATTGTAATCAGAATCTTTTTTTGAATCATTCATTTCCATAAAGTTCATTGCCTTTTCATAAGCTTCCATATACAACGAACTGTCCATTTCATCAATGTTCTTATAGATTATTCTTAAACATACAATTGCCTTTTCCTCAACTGACAAATCCTGGTCATTAAATGCAGCAAAAACATTTAAAATGTCCCTGAAGTCTGTTCTTATCGGTTCTTCCTTTTCGCCAACTTTTATTGTTTTAGGTAATTCACCTATCATTTCTTATACTTCTCCGTATACTTGCTCATTCTTTTTTCTGACTTCTGCATTTCATACTTAACTTCTTTTTCAACAATAGGTACAAGAGCTTCAATTACACGCATAAATAAAAATTCTCCACCAACCAATGAGATTGGAGACTGATGATTAAATATTATGTCATGCACATTTGCATTAAATATTGAATCAATCTTTTCATGTACTACCTTTTCTGCTTCTCTTAAGTTGTTGGTAAACTCCTCTTCATTACCGTCCTTAAGCTTTTTCTCCAATGCTTCAAAATCTGACAATGTGTCTTCCATTCTTGTAAGAATGCCAAAATCCTTTGGGTTAAATCTTATTACCCTGTTTTCATCATTATTTATTGCAAATTCCTTATATCCTTCATCAAAACTAATACTCTGCATTTATGTTTGTTCTCCTCTCTCTGCTTTTAATTAAATAAAGGGGCACTTTAATATGCCCCAAATAAAATTATTTAACTGCCTTATCTGACTGTGTGCTCTGTGAAGCTGCTTCTGTGAATGTTGGTGTTCCACTTGCAATCTTAACTGTTCCCTCTTTTCTGTTACCATTGAATGTAACATCAAAAGGAATGTTAATTCCACCCTGAGAGCCACCATAACTCTGTGGCTTAACTACACAATCCTCAATCCAAGCTTTGTGTGTTGCTTCTGAATCACCTTCAATCAGCACTTCAAGAATCTTAGTCTTGCAAGCATCACCTGTAAGACGATTCATAGCAATGTTTCTAAGATTGTCATAAATTGCATCATCAGGATTTGCATAATATGGATCTGCACTCATACTTGGCTCATACCCATTGTCATTTACTGATGTTTCATCAAGAATGTTTTTCACTGTTTCAGTATCAGGATTTAATTCAACTGACATGTCCTCAATGTCTTTACCAATCAAAAACCAGTTTGGTGCACCTGTACCACCGAAACTTGCATCAATGTAATGCGCTAAATAACTTCTTTTTAATTTCATTTACATTTCCTCTCTTTCAACTGTGTAAGTTGCATATATCTGTAACTGATACATGCATCCATCATTTATGTCACCAGTGGGAATCTGAAACAACATTGCATTTGCACATTCCACTGATTTTAATTTTCCTTTTCTCTTAACATTATCAACAACCACATCCAAGTCATAAGAGTTTTCATCCAATGATTCCAACCAATAGGATAATTCCAACAAAAAAGTGCTGTTTGAAAGTCTGTCATAATCATTAAATGCCTGATTGATTGCATACAAAACAAAACTGTGTCTTCTTGTCTGATTTCCCAGAATGTCTTCCTTTACCTTTGTGTCTCCTGTTGAAGAAAGTCCAAAGTTAACATCATCATTCTTTGTAAAATCAACGTGGATTTTGTTAGTAAACTCTTCAATCTTTGGATAATCTGTTAATATCTTTTTAACAAGTTCTATAATGTTCATGTATTATTCCTTCCCATAGCTATTGCCATTGCACCTTTTAATATGTCCTCTTTATGGTCTGCTTTCATTCTTTCAAACCATAGCTTTCCAGCCTGTGGATGTCTTTCCGTTGAGTAAGTAAGTGGTCTGCCTGTTGGTGTTTTATGTGGTGGTGACCAATAACCGATTATGATTCCATTTTCCTTTATTGGAACGTTAGGCCCATATATTTCACCATAATACAAATATCTTGCATAAGGTGAATTGTACTGTATCTTTCCACTGCCTATCACTGTTCCGGCTGTTGCAGACTGTATCATTGCTCCTGTCTCCATTGGAGTGTACGGAACCATTAATCTCAACACCTCACTGTCAACAAACCGTTGAACCGGACTTCCTTCTTCCAACAATTTCTTTTTCTCATTGATTGCTCTTTGAAAATCCGAATCATCAAATCTGATTACATCTGTCATTTCTAATCACATCCCAACTCATAATGCCACATTCTTCTGTTTCCTATTAAGCAGGGTTCTATTGAAGATATTGTATAAACCTTATGCTCTGTTCTTAATTTTCTGTAACTTTCAGAACTTGCCCTTTCTGATGTTTCATCAAACCTTACAGAACAATTGCCTATCACTATCAAATCACCTGTTTTAAATGGCAATTCCTTTTCTGTTGGAACTGCAATAAACAGAGAATGGGACTTTTTTTCTCCATCCTTACTGTCACTAGAATTAGACTGTTGCTCCAAATAAACATTATAAAAATTGCTTTTAAACCCTTTTTCCTTTTCATAATGAGTAATGACATTGTTTGTAATCACTTTAACACCCCCTGTACAAAAGTCCTGTTCTTCCAAGCCATTTATGTACAATGTTGGTCACTTCTTTGTCATACCTTTGTTTCATGTTCTCTGTGGATTCATAGGTTACAGAATAGTTCTTTATTTTTTCACTTGAAACACCACTTGGCTTTTCGCTTATTCCATTCTCATATGTATTAATGCATTCAACCAATTCACAGCAACAGTTCTGAACTTCATCTACTATTTCTGCACTTTCTTTCAGTCTGTTAAATGTATACATGTCTATGATTCCCTGAGCCTTTATCAAAAGTTTGTGGAAGTCGGCAGATTCAACCACCGGCTTTCCACAACAATATTCATTAGCATAATATGAAAAGGACGTATATCTCCTATACATATTACTTGGAAGCAATCATTGTAACTGCTTCTGTAATGTCAGCGCTGTTAACAGTAATTGTGCCTGATACCTTAATCTTACCTGTTGCTGTTACTGCATAAGGATATGTACCTGGTCTAAGATTAAATTCAACACTACCATTAGCATCTGTCTTAAGCTTTGAACCATTAACATCTACTCTTGCGCCCTTAATTGCAACCGGACTTTCTTCTGTATCATCAGTTACTGTAAATGTAGCCTTATGTGTTGTTACAGGTGTTGCAGGTTCAAGATATGCAAAAGGACATCCAACTCTGTCCTCATCAACTCTTGTTGCAGGATTTGGAAGTGCCCAACCAATTCTGAACACAACTCTAAGAGCAATCATGTCCTGCTGTGCAAGGTTGTACACTATTTCCTTTGTTGATGGATCCTGAATTACACCTTCTGTTAAAATCTTTGTAGTAACATCCTGTCTGATTGAATATACTGCCTGTGAGAAATCTCCAGCTACTAACTGTGCAATTGAATTATTGAATGCTCCGTTAACAGGGAACTGCATAGGTGTTCCATCAAGTGCATATGATGTTGCATCCTGCATTGACTTAACAAAAATTGGATTGCCTGTAGTATCCTTAATGCTTCTTAACTTAGCCTTCATATTAGTTGCTGCAATAACTCCACTTACTGCATATCCATCATCTTCAACCTTGGCAAAAACTCCATCTTCGCCAAGAATCTTGTCATAATAGTTTGGTGTTGAACCAACTGCAACATTGTTTCCTGACTGTCTTGCCAATGTAATGATGTCATTCTGCCACTCTGCCGGTCTGTTCTCACCAAAAATGATTGCACTGTCAACTCTCTGACCGATTGCTTCAATTACTCTTGGTGTAACTTCTCCCATAATGTCAAACTCTGCATCATCAAGAACCGCTTCAGGAATTGGTACGATAACTGCAAGCTCTGCTGCTGTTAACCATACATTATCCCAAGCCTGTTTTGATGTCTGCTTCATTCCTGTGTCACCATTTACCCAGTATGCTGTAGGTAAAAAGTCTAACACTCTGATTCTTGTCTGTTTTGATGTCATGTTAGGTAACTTCTTTGCCATAGCCATAAATGTTGATGATTTTGGTACATCCTGTGTAATGGCTTCCACTACCTGCTCACGGATAATTGCTTCCGCATTTTCTCTGTTAATAATCTCTGTCATTTCTTATCTCCTTTTCTCTGTTTATTCTTTTCCAAATAAGCTTCTTATTGCTTCATTTGCTCTTGTCTTTTTATCATCAGAACCACCACCTAATGGCATTGGTCCCGGTGTTGGTCCAACAACATATGGAACTTTCTTGTTTGGTTCAAACAAATATCCCTGTTCCTTAACCATTCCATCAAGAGCTGTTCTTATGTCCTTGTCCTGATTCTTGCTGGACTTAAGAGTTTCCACATCAAGAAACGGCATGATTGCCTTAATGTCTCTGGCCTTGTATTCGCTAGCAATACCCTTAACCAGATCATTAAAATCTCTGTCTGCAATACTTGCTTCATATTCAGCCTTGTTGGTTGCAAGTTCGTTTGTAAGATTTGTAATTTCACCTCTTAACTTTGCAACATCCACACCTTCAAAACTCTTAAGTTTATCCTGTGTTTCATTTAACTGATTTCTTAATGTTTCAACTTCTCCCTTAGCCTTTTCAATATCGGCTCCGTTTTCATTCATAATCTTTTCGATTACATCTTTTTCCAGTCCTAAGTCTTCTAAGAACTTTCTTTTCATATTTAAACATCCTTTCCGTTACGCTTTTATACGTGGTTGCTTCACTTACTTTTATGATATTTTGAACACTTTTACGTCTTATTCAGGACCATATAAAAAGACAGTCCTAAGACTGCCTGATTAACTATTTTTTATTTCTGCTTACCTGACTTGGCAAGTATTATGATTGTTATGCATATGAGCAATGTTATCTGTACAGATGTTGCCATAATGTACCTCCTTTACTATTTTAGGGTATAAAAAAAGAACCTATCTCTAAGTTCCTTAATTATCTACTATTAAATTTATAACCCCGGTGTTATCTCCTTAATGCCTTTGGCTGCATTATAGATTTTTCTCATTATGGAATTTTCCTGTAAGTATTCCAATCCCTTTAATGTGATTCGCATATTAGTACATTCCACAATGGTTTCTCCTGTAATGTTTGTGCTAACTCTTACACCTTTAATGTAACCAACATCAGCCATCATTTCTATGTAACGCGACCAACGTTCCTTTGATACACCAAGTGCTCTATGGTCAATTACTGATATGTCAAATTCTGGTAAATCCATTGCTTTTTCTAATGTTGAAAGAATCTTGTATACTGCTTTAAAATTATCCATATTGCCTCCTTTTGGATATAAATCAATTATACATCAATAAGAATCTTTTCCAGTTCATCATCAGTCATATATTTTATTTTATCTGCAAGCTCTATAATTTCCATAAAATCTCTTGATAAATCAAAATCAACTTTTTTGCCTTGTCTCCACAAAGGTTTATATTCAACTATGGCTTTTCTTCCCCTATTGAATATATTTACAAGATATGCACGCTCAATTTCATATTCCTCTGGTGTCATATCATTTCTCCAAAAAGGTTGTTCCATCATTCCATATGAAGCCCAATCACTTTGTTTTACCATCATATATAAGCAACTCTCCTTTTTTTGTGTAATCCCTAATAAGATTGTCAACTATTATCTCTTCCCTTGCAAATCCTCTTTGTGCTGGTGATATTATACCATCTCTAGCTTTCTTACTCAATGCCTTCAACTCTTTTTCATACAGTTTATCAAAATCTTGTTCTTCAACAAACCTTTCGCGTTCTGCAACATATTTTATGGCATTATTTGTTGCAGCAATCATTAAAGGTATTTGTTCTTCCCTTAATACAGTTCTCATATCCATTTCTGATAATGAACAATTAGTAACATGATTATGTACAAAAGCATATCTTTCTGTTGGATTCGCATCCAAAAAATCCCAGCATTTATAACCTACTGCATCCGGAAGTCCATCTGTTTCTTCATAATCCAATTTTCCTGTTCGTAAATTTACTAAACACATATGTTCAAACCCGTCTTCCGAACCCGCTTTTGCCACTTTTTCTATTGCCTCTGATAATCCTTTATTTATTTTTTCGTCATAATTCTCAAGATTTATTGAATCATATTTTTCATTATAATAAACTCTTTCATTATTATGAATTGCGTTTGCTCCAAAAAGTTTTCTATTAACTTTACCAATATCCTTTAACCCATCAACATTAATTCTATCCCTGTGCTCACGCAATCCCATCTTCTTGCTGAAATCACTGTATTTTCTTGATAGTGTCTGATACTTGCACCTTGCAGCTATTACCTCGTCTGAATCATCTGCTAAACCTGATTGCTTTAATAAGTTAATATCCTGCCTGTACTTTCTCATTGATGTTTCAATTCTACGTTGATATTGGGTGGCTTCATACTTGTTGTATTCCTTGCCATTGTACTCTTTTTTCTCGTTTTCCTGCCTGTTTAATTCTTCCAGTTGTTCATCTGTATATGTTCTAACAGAAATGCCTGGAATGAACGGATAAAATGTGTGTCGACAGTTTGCACCACACAAACCATCAACTTCACCATAACCTGTTTCTCTTATGAATGACTTATAAAGTACTCCTGCTTCCATTTTCTCTGCGTTTGGGTTTGCTCTGTCCCAATAGAATACTCTTCCCTGCCATACCTGATGTGTAGGTCTTGCTGTTGAATGCCAGCTTGTTTCAACGAACTCAGTATCAAGTTTCTGCATGTTGTCAGAACTTATTTTACTTGTTACCTGATTGACACCTGTAAGTATTGCCCTTCTTGCAGCAACATCTATTCTTGTGGATATTCCTGAATCATAATTAATGCTTCTTACTCCACTCCTTGTCATTTCATCTGTAACTTTTCTGATAATGCTGTTATAGTCAAACGTTCCGTTAAGCACGTGCATAACTGCATTGTCCATTGTATCCTTGAAATAATTATCAACTGTTTTGAATGTTTTTCTGCCATTTGGTTGTTTGACAGCAAATCCCATTGTCCTAGTGATGTTTTTCAACTGCTTTGCTGTTTGTTGCTTTGTTGCTTCTATCAATTGCTGCAATGCCATGTTTTCCTCAAATGGTATGAACTCCTGACCTACTGCCCTATATAAGGATTCATCTCTTAAATATCCTTCCTTTAAGGTATCAGAATATAATTGTTCTATTTCTGTATCACTTAAATTCAAGGCTTCCTGAATGTGTTTCTTTATGTCAGTCTTGTCAGCTCCCATATTGTACAGCCTGTTTAATTGCCAATCTGCTGTCCTTGTAATCTCACCGGTCTCTGCAATTCTTCTGATAATGTCATTCATGATGTCATTTTCCAAGCCTGCATATATTTCTTCAATATTCTTTGGAAATAATTCTAATTCATCTGACTTGTACACTATTCATCATCTCCTGATGTATCATCATCTTGTTGTCCTGCTAACTTCTGTGTTGCAACCTCTTCTGTCTCGCCATACCACTTCATTCTGTATTCAACTAAACTCATTGCACCCATTGCCACATCTGCCCTGTCCGTCTGACGTGCCTTTTCTGAATCAACAACTATGCTATCATCCCATTCAAATGAAGTATTTATCTCTCCTTCCGGTGCCAATCCATAAATGCTTGTCCAGAAGTCCATAGCTTTTATAAGGTCCTCTAATGCATTTTGTAAGGCATTCTGTGTATCAGACACCATTGAATAAGAACGTTGCTTACTGGTTTTTATTTCCTCTGCTGTCTTATCAACATTATTTGGATCAGAAAGAGTTCCATATGCAAGGTTACAATCAAACTCAACTCTCTTAAGCTGATTGTTAAATCCGTTATATAAACTCTGGTCCCTGATGTCAGGTGAGTACGTGTCTATGAATGGCTTGTCTACTGCTCCTGAACTGTAATCAAGAGTTCTGTATAATCTGTCCTTTCCTCCCGGATATTCAAACTTGTCTGTATTCTCATTACGTTTTAACAAGCTTTCAGCAATATGTATTGCAGCTTCCTTTGAAACATACTCCCAATCAATCTGTGAATATCTTTCATCTGCAATCTTGATTGAATCCACTGCCTTAGAATAAACAGAAACACCTATGGGTGATGTTGAATCAATTATGTTTGCCAGCGGAACTTTAAAGAATCCTATTGGTAACTTATCAACATTCTTAAACTTAAGTTCACTTTCAAGCATGTTCCACTTATCCACATAACTTATTGGTACCTCAGTCCCCAATACTTCAGGATTAGTGCTAACAAAAACCCGGTTAGTTATGGTCAATTCATCATTCTCTATGGTGTTTCTTTCTAATCTTGTATATATTTTTTTGTTTTTTCTAAACTGCTCTGTAAAAATGCAATCAGTTACATTTCCTGAATCATCAAATGACACCGGGAAGAAACAATCTGCCTGTATGTATTGGACTGCAATACCATTACTTGTTATGTATGGCTTAAATACAAGACTGCCTTTCGCACATCCATATTCAACATACCTTCTAAGACTTTCCAGAACCTTTTTATAATATGGCTCTATGTATTCTGCTCTTTCACTTCCGGTACATTCACTCTTAAGTTCAAGGGTTACAAGTCTTGCAATCTCCTGTGATATGCTTGCAGGAAGATTGCAGCTTTCTGTTTCTCCCTTTATCCAGGGTGCCTTGCCTTTGTACATTGCATTCCATAATTCTATGTGTCCTGACATTACTGTAAGATATGACAAATCTACAGGATTATCAGAATGTTTATTTAATACTTTCCCTATTTGGGTAACCATGTTTGAATATCTCATACCTTACACCTCTACTCATACTTAATAAATCTGCTTATATCCCTTTCAAATGTATATTCGAATGCATCAAGCGAATCAATGTCACTTGTGCCATCATCCAATCTTTCATCAGATGTTAAGTTCTTTGGATTCCACAATGCTCCACATAGTGCATTCTCCAATGACTTGCAATGCTGTCCCATATACTTGAATCTGCCCTGTCCCATCATTCTTTGAACGAATCTTATTCTGTCATTAATTGGTATCTTCATTGCGTTTTCTATTCTTAGCCAGCCTAATCCATTCTTTCTTGAAGTACTTCTTAATCCGGCTATTAGTGTCTGCTCTGCACTATCGCAGTACACGTGTGTTATGTGTCCATACAAATTCAAGACCTTTAAACAAAAGTCAACAAACAACTTTCCAAGCTTTTCAGGATCTATGTCATTCTGCGAGCAATCAATCCATTCTGATGCCAATGGAACAATATCCATATATCCTCTTGTATATCCTGTGGCGCAAAATGCGTGTCCTGAACCACTTCCACCAAAATCCACACCTATGTTAATTTCCATTATGTTTAATGGTTTTTCATAAACCTTAAACGGATTAGGATTCTGTGTCTGTGCATCATTAAACAATTTGTATACTGCTCCTTCTGCTGCCACCCATAGACCTCTTATGTATCTGTCATAATAAACAGTGCCTTGATATTCATTGCACAAATTTTCAACAAATTCCTTTGGCAAAAAAGGATTATCAAATATTGTATACTGCTGGCAATATATGTCTGCATCAGAATCAAGGAATCTCTTAAACCAATGACTTGGATTGTCCGGGTTACACGCTCCATCAAAACAACTGTATGGCTTATCAAGACGTGACTTTAATAATTCAAAGACTTCCTTGTTCCACTCTGCAACTTCATCACCATAAACATATTTAAGTGATGAACCTCTAAGTTTTGATACCTGACTTACTTTCTCAGCTCCAAGACAATAGGCATAATCTCCAAAAATACTAACAATGTTGTTTGAACCTATGTCTCCAATCAAGTTAGGGCCATATATTTCTCTCATTGGTTGCAAAACATTTCTTTCAATGGTTCCCTTTGATACTCCTATGATTGCATTTAATCCATCCTTGCCAACTCTTTCCCTTATTCTTGACGGAATGGTATATAAGTTATCCATATAAGATTTTCCTGAACGGGTCGCCCCGGTCTTTACGTTGTATCTGTGATTTGCATTCCTTACAAATTCCATCTGCTTATCACTTAGAACCATCTTTGTCACCTGCCTGTTTTTTAATCTGCATCAGTAATTCATCCACTCTTGATATTTCTTCCTCACTAGCCTTACCTGTTGCCCTGTCAGCCTGAACATTGAGAAGTTTTATCCTTGCCCTCTGTTCAGAAGTTGCCATATCCATATGATTTGCCAACCAATCAAGAGCTCTCATCCTATCCATTAGCCTTACAGATGAATTTCTAAGATTAATGTCTGCTATTAAAGTCCCATCCACTTCGTCAGAGTTTTTGAATTTAACAACATTTAGCTTCTGCTTTAATACTTTCTCATTTCCATCTTTATCCTTAATCTTTACAGGACCAAATGCTCCAATAACGTCCGTTTCTTCCTGACCAAAGGTTACGTAGTCTGTTATGTCTGCAAAGGCAATATCCATGTATTTTTGGAATATGTCTTCTTCTGACAACATTTCCCTATTCAATCTGTTCTGTTTTAATTCCGTGATGCATTTTCTTATTTTTTCCTTTTGCAACAATCTGCAACCTGAAACTGCTGCAACATTATATTTAACACCATAGGCTTTCATATATGCCTTGGTTGCATTAAAACAACGAACATAGTAAATGCAAAATAACCTTTGTTCGTCCGTTAGATTATCGTTTTCAACTACCTGCTCAACTTCATCAAAAGAAGTAGTATTTTGTATGCGTACTTTTTCCATTTTTGTACGCGTACTTTTTTGCCCTTTTCGATTCCAGTTATACCTTGTCTTCCAAGATTTTACTGTGCTAATTGATACATTATATTTCTCGGCTATTTCTTTATATTTGAAACCATTCATATAGTCTGTTTCCGCCTGCTCATATGTTTTTAATTCATTATTCACAACACCACCTCTCTTACTTTTGTGCATAAAAAATAGAGCCTTGCTAAATTGCAAAAGCTCTATTAATAAGGGCGAACGGATTTCAACCGCCTCCTCTGTCACAATCTCACCTGTGTACTCACAACCTATTGGCTGGTCTTGTTGCACTAGTGCATTGTTTGATTGCACCCATTGTTCTCACTCATAAACTACTTCCCTCGTCTATAATCTTCCCATTTTTTTAATATTTTGTCAATTAACATTTCTTCCTTTGTTGATAATTTTGCTGTTCCATTTTCTGCATGCCAATATCCTCTATGCGTATGTGGCATTACTAGATTATCATTTATCTTATGAAAATGTGTTAAATCTATTTGTTTATTCCTTTTACCATCTTCATCATAAAATGTAATCGATTTAGGAACATTATCATTTCCTAGTGTCACATATATTCTATCCTTTATCATTGTTTCCATAGGTGTTTTAATAGATGTTTTCTCATTCTGGACAATAAATTTTATATTTTCTACTTGATATATTGTATTGTATTCTGTTCCATATACTTTTCCTGCTTTACTTATTCCACTTGATGCTCCACGTCCTCCCATAATATAACCTCTTACTATACATATGATTTCAATGCTTGAACTATAGCCTTACTAGTTGAACTAGCAGATTTTCCCTTTTTCATATATTCAGAAACAGCCTCAGCCACAACTTCTCCTGCTGCTTTACCTTTAGTATTACTACCA